ATATTCGACGTTGCTGGACTTAGCGGCTGGCTTGCCGTCTACAAAGCGGTCAACGATGAACGAGCCTGTGTTGACATACCATGCCTCGCCTTCTTTCATGCGGGTCTTTTCTGGCAGGAACGCAGGGAACGTAGCCCTTGGCGCGCCGTCTGCGTGATACATCAGGTTGCCGTCGCTGTCATGCTGCGGCTTCTGACGCACAACAAGGGCTGTCTCGCCCACATTGTCCGTCGCCAAACCAGTTATATACTCTATGAACTTCGTGCGATCCTCACTCATCGCTTGCTCCTTTATTTCCCGTATCGTTCCATAATTGCCACTTCAGCGTTCAGGGGTAGCCCTGCTGCCCAAGATGGCGGCTCACACATAATCTGCACCAGCCGCGCGGCGGCGGCTTCGGCTTCATCTTCTGGCACTTCCAAGACGATTTCATCGTGGATGTGCAGCACTACATCGTCCAACCGACGTAAGGCGGCGCGCAGCAGGTCGTTAGCAACAGCCTGCGTGATGTTCTCACACGCCAGACCGCGCCATAGCCGCGCTCTAGGCCACTCCTTAGCGTCTGCGGCTGGCTTCCATGAAGCCTTGGCATAGGTTAGATTGCCCTCCTCGTCGAAGCGGGCGAAAGGATAACATAACACACGGCCAGACGGAAGAGCATACCAAAGATGCAGTCCGTCAAATAAATATGTGACGCGCCCGATGGTAAACTCACGGCCTTTGTTACGCATGGCGCGCATATAGGTTTCCTCAAGGCCAGACCAGTAAGGCACAGCCCACTTGTTAGCCCTGCGCCATGCGTCCACCATGCGCTTTGCGTCGCTCTCCGACATCGTCAGGCCGTAGATGCGGCCCATGCTGGCGAAGGCTCCTACGCCGCCGGCGAAGCCACACGCCAACTCTTGCACCTTACCGATCTGGCGCTGGTCTTTGTCAACGTCGTCATAGCCGACATGGAAGGTCGCCATAGCGTTGTGCTTGTACACATCCTCACCCTTGGCAAAGATGTCTAGCTTGTTCGCGCCAAAGACGCTGTTGGACGCCCACGGCGTCACCCGCGCTTCGATGGCGGCCCAGTCAGCGACAACCAGCCGCTTGCCTTTGTCGGCCATCAGCGCAGGGCGTAGCATACCTTTCAGCACGTCCGTCACGCGGCGGCCATGCTCAGGGACTATACTGTGACCGCGCACCATAGCCTGCCGCACTAATGCAGGGTCTGCGGCACACTTTCTTGGGAAGTTATGGACTTGAAGCCCAAACGATGAAGCGCGCCCAGTAGCACTGCCTCCAGAAAATACGAACGCTCCTCTAACGCGAAAATCCTCCTCATCAGCAAGCGCCGCCGCACGTTGGAACTTGGCCACGGACGATGCCCACAGATCGTCCGCGCACTGGATGACATCCGCAACTTCCGCCGGTATTTCATCTGGGTTCTCCTCCGCTAACGCCAGCAAGTTGGCGCGCGCGTTTCTATCTAAACATCTATGCTCACGGTCATTCTTGACAAGCGTCATAAGTTTACGGGACTCAGGCCCGACGCGGTCCCAAACCCAGTCCTTCATGCGCGTGCTGCGAACGCTTGTGATCTCCCGCTGCGTTATCTCGCACACCAAGTTCTGTATCTCAACTGTTTCTGCGTTTGAATACGAGACTGCGGCCTGCGCCAGCGGCCTGTCGAGCAGGACGCCGCGGTCGTTGATGCGCTCGTTGGTGTGGTAGTCGGCCAACTCATCAGCCGACAGCGGACGCTGCGCCTGCGCGATGGCGCGCATGGCACGGACATCCTGTTCGCAATAATTGACCATCTCCTGCATCAGCGCGGCGTCTTCACGGAAGGTGCCGTCAGCTTGCGGTATGGACAGCGCGCGGATTAGTTGCCCGCCGCGATGGTCTTTCTTCATGGTAGCGCCAGCGAAGCGGCCCACATCCTCAAGGCTGCCCGGCGCACAGTTGGCGCGGGCTTGTGCTGCGGTGCAGTAGAACTGCTCCAGCTTGAAGTTTACCTGAAGGACATACCAGAATATCAGGCGCTCGAACGCTGCGTTGTGCGCGTAGACTAGCCCCTTGTGGTCACGGACGGCCTGCGGGAAAGGCTCACCGGGGAGCCACGTCCGCACGTCTTCGTCATCAAATGCGTATGACATACACAGCACGTCGGTGCTGGCGTCCTGCGCGTAGTTGTACACGCCGCGGCTGCGAAGGTCGCAACGGCTGCGCGTCTCAAAATCGATCCATAATTTAGACATGAAGTTCTCACTCTTCCGCTACTTGCTGGGGTGCAGGACACACACCCCAGCTTTCGCACCACTTATACTACGCGACGACGACGACGCGCACCATCAGCGGCTTCAGGTTCAGCGGCGACTTCCAATTCCGCATCCTCTGTTTCTTCCACCGAAGACGCATCCATTGATACCCAATCGGTAATGTCGAAGATAGGCGTATAGATACGACCATAGGTCTTGTGCTGGTAATGCTCAGACTTCAGTTCGATCAACGGCACTGGCTTGTTCTGGTCTTTCTCGACCTGATCGGCGATGGCAACAGCCAACGCCTGCACTGCACGCTTTCCGCCGACTGACGTAGCCGTGAAGCGTGCCTGCATATCCTTGTCTTCACCGTTCGTGCAAACCAGCATCATGCCGACTTGCATTTCCCAGCCGCGTTCCGCGCCTGATGGCGCAGGCTCTAACGCAGGCAGCGGCTCTGACACCGGCACCAGCTTTTCAGCCAGCACTTCGCCTTTACCCCATGCGATGTAGCCATGCACGAATGAGAACGGATTGGCTGCCCACAGGCTGCCGTCTTCTACTTCGGTCTGGTCTGCACCGAAAACCCAATGGCCTGTCTTGTCCATTTTCAGAATGACTGTGCCGCCGGGGGCGACTTCAGACTGAATAGAACGCAAAGCGCCGGAGAGTGACTGTACGGACGGCAAGTTAGCGCCACCAAAAGTTGTGATGTTCGACATTGTATTGTACCTTTCTGTTTACTGGACTGTATATTCGCCGCGCTCACCCGAACGGCTTGCTTGGCAGTAGATATGGTAGCTTATCGCGCCCGAAAGTTTATCGAACACGTCGGCGTCAAAATCCGCTACGCTTTGCACTACCCCCGATAGAACGGCGCACACGGCGTTGAATGCGTCGCTCGTGCCTTGTTTTTCGCCTTGTTCGCGTATATGGGCGAAAATAACGCGATCTAAAGCATCCACCAAATCGCCTAAGCGGCGATAGGTTTCAACGTCTGGTTCTGGAATAAAGTTCATTATTTTACCTTTCTGTTACTGTATTTTAGACATGGCTTTGGTAAGCGTCTGTCCGATTTGCAAAACCGCTGGCCGGGGATCATTTTCCGGCGCAAGGGTAGAGCCTGTGGAGACGGCGACAACTAAGTCAGCCGGCAATTCTATCTTGGCTTTCTTCAAAGCCTTTTCCGCTTGGGCTGGTGACAGCGGCTTGGGTTCTGCCCATGCTTCTACACCAGCACTGGTCAGGAAGGCTACAGCCTTATCCTCATTTGTCCACTGTCTTGTGGCGCGTTTGTTGACCAGCTTCCAGCCGGGGACTTTTTGCCCCTCTTCCAGAAGTCCGTGCGCCAACTGCTGCAAGTCCTTGATGAACCCTTCGATCAGCGGCGCTTGCTCCAGATAGTGTGCGATCTGCTCAACTGGCAACGCTTCCAGCTTGACTTTCAGCGCACGGTCTACAGCGCCCGTCATGATAGGACAGACAGGCTTGGCCGCGCACCACTTGCAATGGTCGCCTGACGCCAACGGCGCGTCCGGACGCTTCGCAATCTTGACGGCAGCGGCAAGTTCTTTCTCAAACGCATCGACGCGGGCAAGGTCTGTCACCCAACGCTTGACGTAAGGCGGCTGGACAATGATCAGTTCGACTTCTTTGGCGTCCTTGAAAGCCCACGACGTTTCCGCCGTGCGTTTAGCCGCCGCAGCGTAGAAGAGTAGCTGGCTGTTTTCCTCGACTTCGACAGCCACGCCATCGCCAAACTTCCAATCCAGAACAATCGCTCGATCACCAAGGCGACCAAGAAGATCGGTAGAACCAAAAACGTCAGGCAGAAAATCACCAAAGCCAACCCTGCTTTCAACCGCATATTCCATCTCCCCTTTGGGGTCTATCTCATCCAGCGCACGCAGCGCCGGTATCAGCTTGTCATCGACCAACGCTTCGGTCAGCACTGTCTTTTCGTAGGTGGTGCCAACCATGCTGTACGGGTCAAGGTCGCGCTCTAATATAGACGCGATGGTGTCGTGCAGGAGCGTGCCTTCGTCGGCGTAGCTGCTGCTGGGCTTTGGCGGGACTGTGTCTACCAGCGCAACGCTGCCGGGGCAGGCGATGACGCGTTTGGCGGTTGAACCGCCGACTATCTTACTATGTTGCATATTGTACCTCACTCTACTGTTTGAGCGGCCAGTATACAGACAACAAAATTTGATGCAAGCCTTGAAATGCAAAAAATTTTGTAGTAGCCCTTCGTTATGACTGAGAAAGAGATAGAGCGGTATTTCTGTAAGCGCGTGCGGGCGGTAGGCGGTTTTGCCTATAAGTTCCGCAGCATTACGCAAGTCGGCGTCGCCGACCGCATAGCTTGTATGCCCAACGGTGAGGCTTGGTTTATAGAACTGAAGCAGCCTAACGGTCGGCTGTCTGCGTTGCAGCGTATCTTCTCAGATGAAATGACGCACACCAAGCAGCACTACGCCTGCCTATGGTCTAAAGAGGATGTGGACGAATGGTTCAAACGCTTCAGCTAAGGCCGTACCAGCAAGAGGCTGCGACGTTCCTGTACGAGCGCGACCGCGCCATGATCCTTGCGCCTGTCGGCGCGGGCAAGACAGCCATTACCTTGACGGCGATGGATGAGATGCTGCGCGACGGCCATGTCAAACGCTGGCTGGTCGTAGCGCCGAAGCGCGTCTGCACGGATGTGTGGCCTGTCGAAGCGCCGAAATGGTCTGGCGTCGTCCCTGCTCTGGCTGTCGGCACGCCAGTGCAAAGGGTGGATGCGTTGCAGAGCGACGCCAGTGTGGTCGTCATTAACTATGACAACCTAGATAAGCTAGAGGATTTATCCGGCTTCGACGGAATTGTGTTCGACGAACTGACGCGGCTGAAGAACCCCAGCGGCAAACGCTTCAAGGCGCTGGACAAGCTGCTGGCTAACGTCAAGGTGCGCTGGGGCTTGACCGGCTCGTTCACGTCGAACGGGCTGGAGGATGTCTTCGGCCAGTGCAAGATCATTGACCAGACGCTACTGGGCCGTGCCAAGGGTGCGTTCATGCAGCAGTATTTCATCTGCACCAACCGCGACTTCGGCCAGTGGGTGCCGGCAGCCGGCGCGCTGGAGCAAGTCATGCAGCGCATTCGCCCTGCGACGTTCGTGCTGGAGCCGGGCGAGTACAAGGACAGGCTGCCGCCCTGTCACGTCACTGAGGTGCGCGTTGCGCTGGACGACCGCAAGCCGTATGAAGCAATGAAACGCGAGTATGTAGCACGTTTCGGCAACGACCAGATCGTAGCGCAGAACGCAGCGTCAGTGACGACCAAGCTGCAACAGATGGCGTCCGGCTTTGTCTACAACCGCGGCAGTCTGAATTACGATTTTGCCATCTGGTTTAGCAGCCACAAGTTCGACCGGCTGGAAGAACTGCTGGCGGAGAACCAGCGGGCCAACACCATCATTGCGTACACCTATCAGGAAGAGTTGGCCGAACTGAAGCGCCGCTTCCCGCACGCGCAGACGATGGATGATGACAACGTCATCGAACGCTGGAACGCTGGGCAGGTCGAACTGCTGTTGGCTCACCCTAAGTCGGCAGGCCACGGTCTGAACCTACAGCACGGCGGCTGCCACATGGTGTTCCTGTCGCTGCCGTGGTCGCTGGAGTTGTACGAGCAGACGGTCGGACGCCTGCACCGCAGCGGCCAGACTAAAGATGTCTGGGTCTATGTAATGTTGACTGAGAAGAGTATTGATGAACGCATATGGGCGGCGCTGCACGACAAGCGTGCGGTGTCCGACATAGCCTTAGAGGAATTGAAAAATGAGTAAACTAAACTGGCGGTCGATGATCGCCGTGCTGTCTGACCTTACGGAAGACGAACTGAAGGCGGCGCTGGACGCTGAACTGCGGACGCACAAGCGCCCGGCCATCGCCCGGCGTTTGCACCAGCGTTACTCTGCGCTGCGGACAGCGCGGGAGCGCGTCGAACTTTTGAAAGGGCTGAAGAAATGACAGACCATGCGGCGGCTACAGCCGAGGCATTAGAGAAGGTGATTGCCATGCTAAAGGCAGGGCAATCACCTGAAGATTTAGGCCCGATGGTTATATTGATCGGGCGTATGATGGCTAGGCGAACTTAAATGCGAGGGACGCTTGCGCGCAGGAACGCTAGAGCGCCTGCGGTAAAGGCAGCGTTAGCCGCCGTCATCAAGTCAGTGTCGCCGACCAGATAGCTGGCAACGGCGGAGAGAACGCCCATTCCAGCCAGAACGTATGTGCGATAACCTTTTAGCATATTACTTTCCTTTCGGGTAGGACTTCCAAGGCAGTTCCCAGTGCGGGCCATCCTTGAACGTCCGCCAATCGCCGCCCCACTGGAGCGGCACTTTTTCAGCCGCCGCAGCGGCCTTCACGATCTTGGCTAGCCGATGGTATAAAGGCCAGTCCCAAGATACTTTGCCGTCAATCATCGGCGCTAAATCGACAGCGTGTCCGGTGATGTGACGCGAGTTCATTGTCTTTGATGCGCCTTGCTTGACCAACTGCGTCTGGCGCGCGACGGTACGCAAGCCTTCTAGCACTGTGAAGTCTAGGTCCGACATCGCCGCGGCCTTCTTGACAACGCGGACAAGGTCCGGATGCACGCCCTCAAGCCGCGACAGTGACCGCGCGCCGAGGACGATACTCATGTGCCAGCTTTCAACAGTATGCCGACCAGCAACAGAATGATTGTGCCGGCCACAGACATACCTATGGTTTCAAGACGCTTCAATCGCGCACAGATACTTTCGTACCGGAACGCGCAGACCTGTTCGTGCGTGTTAAGTTGTGCTTGGGTCTGGTCGATAGAAGTCATGGGTTAGCGTTTCCGTTTATTAGCGCGGTCTTGCGCCATTACGTTTTGCTGCGCGATAGGCGACAGCGCAAAGTAGCCGGGGCCGCCGGGCTTTATGTTGCCACCGGGCTGGGCGGCGCTGATAAGAGCGCGGTTCGCCTGACCTTTGGTCATCCGGTTTGCAATAGCTTTTGATCCTGAAGTAAGACCGGCGATTGTCGCTGTAGTCGTCGGCGCCGCAAACCCACCCGCGCCGTACCCAATATTTTTCATACCTAACATAGTCGCACTAGGGGACAATTTCCCCAGCGCGGCAAAAACGCTTTGCGTGGCGGTCCCGTTGGCGACTTTTTTAATTAATTCTTGGGTTGGCTTATCAAACTTTGACAGTTTACGCGGGTCTTTTGCTATCTTACCAAATTCATCCCGAAGTGCTTGCGGATATGATTTATTAGAGTTTAACGCGTCAGATGTAGCGGTCGCTTTTGTAAACGCATTCTCTAACGTCTCAGTCCGATAGCCTCTCGCCCGAACGTCACGCGCTTTTTTTAGGAACGCAGCCGCAGCAGCAGGGTCGCCAGACGATACTTGCGCCGGCGTCAAATTATCCATGTATTTGTCTATGGTGTCGTCAAGCGCCGCGATTATTGCGCGTTCTTTAGGTGTGCCGCGTCCGGCGCCGCTTTGGGTGTAGGGGAGATCACGAATGGACTTCCTAAACTCTTCCAACATTTCAAACGACATGGGCTTGCCAGATTTTTTGCTGAACAAATCTAACGCTTGGTTAACTAATTTGTCCGTGTCGGCGTCGTACCGCAAATCGCTTAATTTTGTACGGACTGACGCGTTCAAATCCGCCATTGCTTGCGGCGCAATTTGGACACCTTCGCCTTCCATCTGCTTGTATAGAGTGGAAGACTCTCTTTTTAGTTCCGCCGCCGTCACTGGCTTTGGGTTAGACCTAGCGACTTTATTGCCTGCCATGCCGGAGGTTAACGAAAGCCCCGCCAACGCGTAGGGGTTTGTGACATCAAAGTAGTTGGACGCAACGGACGGCGCGCCGGCTGCTGCTGCACCAGCGACGGTCTGACCGCGAATGTTTTTACCCATATCGGCCATGAAGTTTTGGACCGGCTTTGACCCTGTCTTAAACAAGTTTTGCGCCGCTTTGCCTTGGCTAAAAGCGCCGACGCCACCTTCCAAAACATCGCTGTAAACTTGTTCGCCGGGTGTCTCTGGCGCACGGCCAATGCCGACGCTCCTGTAGCCTTTGCTGATAGTCTCCGACGGCAGCGGAATGCGTTCGGCGTTAAATAGCGACCCGCCTAAATTATATAATGCTGTGCCAAGGTCGGCGACACCTAGCGACAACACGCCGCCTGCCGCGCCGGGGATAGCACCGACGCCACCAAACGGCGCGCCAGCAGCGCCGCCGGCCAACGCTGCCGTTGCGTAGGGCAGTAGGGCGTTTGTGGTGACGCCCGCCACTTGCGTAGCTTTGTCCATGCCCGTGCGAGGGGGTTTTACGTTAACAACAGGATCATCCCGCCACGAAATATTTTTAGGCGGCGGCGCTGGTTTTGTAGGGGTTACGCTAGGGTCGTCGCGCCAACTCATCACCGTTTCCTTTTACGTTCGCCGTTAGGCGCAATGTACTCTTGTCCTGACTTTAACGCGTTCCATTGGGCGTCGGTGGTAACACGAGGTAGACCAGATTTATCTTTGCCGCCGCCGGTCGCCGTTTTCCGCTTTACTGGCGTCATGCCGGCGCCGCGCACAAGCATCGGCAAGACTATATTCTGCCATTTTGCCAAACGCACGGACGCGGGGGTATTCGGGTTGGCTATGTCGCCCATCGTACTAGCTATCAAGCGAACGTCAGCGTCTGAAATTTGTGCGCCTAACTTGCCGCGCAACTTTTCAAACGTCATGTTGTCTTTCAGCGTTTCCAATTGACCAAGGGCCACCCGCCCCGGCGTACCTACGCCGAAGAATCCTGCTACGTCAGAACCTAGTTTCTCTGCGCCGCCGCTGGTGGACGCTTTAATTAATGGAGAAACCGAGTCTGCGCCGGTCGCTGCGTCGTAATCAAACAACTCAAGAGTTTTCTGGAACCCTTTCCGTCTCTGTTGTTCGCCTAGAGTTATCGGTTGGCCCGCGCCTGTGGCGGGAGGTGCGCCGGTAGGTGCAGCCGCTGCGCCGCCGGTACGTGTAGGTGCGCCGGCGCCGCCAAACACCGCCCTAACATACTTGCGTGTTTCTGACGGGACATGGTTAATCCAGCCGTCAGGGCCACCTTTTTTCAGTGCGCTACGCACGGCACCGGGGCCAGCGTTGTACGCAGCAGCCGCAAGGCGCTCGTCGCCGAAATCACGCAATTGTTTTTCGTAGTATGCTTTGCCGAGCGCAAGATTGTAGTTGGCGTCATTGCGGTATTTGTTTGGATCAAACGGAAGTCCAGCCAACTTAGCAGCTTCTGGTGCCGTACCCGGCATAACCTGAGCAATACCAATAGCGCCTGCCGATGACGTGAGCGGGCGACCGCTGCGATCAAACTGTTGGCCGCGGGATTCCTGCTTTATCATTCGGCTAAATACATCGCCGCCCGCGCCCGGCGCACCGCGCGGACCGCCGACAGGTATTCCAACGGCTGCTGCTGGCGGTGCGGCAGGCGCAACGGGCGGCATCATTGGCTGCTGGCCTGTACCGCCGCCGACGGCGTATGGCGACGCGACGCCAGTGCTGGCGAAAGTAGGGTTTCGCACGGCGGGAGTAAGATTTGCTCTTGGATCGCCGACAACGGACTCAGCGGAAACACCAGTGTAAGGGTTTGTGTTGATTACCGTACCTTCAACAACGTTTTGAGTCATTTTAACTGGCTCTGGTGGCGCGGTGAACCGGAACAGTTCTTGCCCCATAATAGGTGAGTTAGGGTTGGCGTCAAAGAATACCGTAGCGTCGCCTACCTTCGTCTCTTTTACTTCAGGCATGACATATTTAAGCGCGCCGCGCGCCGGTTCAGACTGCGAAATGAATTGCAACGCGAACAGTTTGCGGTCGTTTGCGTCGGGTATTTCTTGTATCTGTTTTAGCAAAGGACCAAATTTTTCAGGGTCCATGCCAACACTAGCAAAAGTTTGACCGACTTGGCCTATGGTCGCGTCGCTGGGGTCGCGTAATATACCAACCAAACCTGTACCTAACGCCGATACTAACGCTGTTGACTGTTCCAAACTAAACTTTTGCGCCGCACGCTGTTCACCAGCAACTTCACGCGCTTCGGCGTTCTCCGCAAACTTCATTTCCTGACGCGTGCGCTCACCCTGAAGTTTCGACGCGCGCTGTTGCGACGCCATGTTCATCATGTTTGCGTACTGCGCTGTCAGCCTCGACGGATCAGTAAGTTGTGGTCCGCGTGACTGAAGGGCTATCATTTGGTTTGCCACAGGTTATCTTCCCAAATTAAGAATGTTAAACGGTAGTTTTTGCGGTCCTTGCCCAGCAGAAAAATACGGGTTGGCGCTGGCGGGTGTGGCCGGCGTGTCAGGGGTGTTGTTCCTATAATAAGCCATCATGGCGTTGTTCATAGGCGCCTGCGCTGCATAGTTACCTATCTGGCCCAGAGCGTTTGTTAGCGCGTTGGCTTGACCGATGTATCCAGACGCACGGGCTGCGCCGGTGTTCATCGCGCCTGTGGCCTGTGCATTGCCGACATTGTACGCGCCCTGCGACGCAGCGTTTGCTACGTTCATGGCGCCGCCTGAAACGGCATTGGCTACGTTGTACGCATTCTGCGCTGTGTTCTGGCCTTGGGCCAGTGTAAGGTTACCTATATTACCGTAATACGCCGCGTTGTTTGCGTTAGTCGCCGCGTTCTGGGCCATAAGGTTTTGAGTGGTTGCGTTAGCGCGCCCCAAAGCAGTTCCTGCTGTTGCTTGACCAAGCCCCAAAGCGTTTCCGGCGGTTGTCGCGCCGCGGTTCATGGCGATGTTGCCTGTTGTTGCGCCGCGGGTCATGGCGATATTGCCGGTTGTGGTCCCGCGCCCTATGGAGTTCGCGGATGTCGCCTGCGCCCGCGCCAAAGCGTTTGCCGCGCTGTTTGAGCCAAGCTGCCCTGCGGCACCCGTCATGACATTCGCCGCTGACTGACCCGCGCCGGACAAACCGCCGAGCGTGTTAAGGCGTGCTGCGCGTTCAGTCTGGTAACGGTTGAACGCGTTTTGGTATTCTTGGCTGGCTAAGTCTTGGCCGAACCGCTGGATATTCTTCAGCGCGCCGCCGGACAGTATGCCGCCGCGGGCGGATGCTGAACGCTCTAGCCCCTTTAGACCTTCCGATTGACGGAAGGCATAGCCGGGGTCTTCTACAAAATCGCCCGCGCCAAATGACCTAGCGTACTGACCGTAGTCAGCGGCGGTCTTGTCGCCGCCGATACCCATAAGCTGCATGATCTGCTCTTGGGCAGTAAGGCCGCTTTTTATGTATGGGTCTTGAAATTCACCCTGCCGCTGGTACGCCTGCCTGTAAGCCTCTTCAGCGGTGGTGTAACCTTGTTCCGCCGCCGCTTGCGCTAGGTCATAACCCCTGTTTACGTCACCCAGAGCGGTGTCGAAACCCCTAGTGGCATCGGCCAGCGCGGTGTCAAAACCTAAATCGCTAGCCGCCTGCGCCGCGCCGAATGAAGAAGTATACGCGCCTTGAGCGGCGTCGAAGCCCCTGTCCGCGGCTTCTTGCGCGCCAGTAAACGCGCGCTCGTCCGCCATGCGCGTTTCGTTAAAGCGTAAGCGTTCTAGGTTCTGCGCCTGAAAATTTGCCTCATTCTGCGCCTGCTGCGCTGTGGCTGCTGCGTCTCTTGCCGCTGCAACAGCTTCAGCCGATCCGGTGCGCTGCGCCTCTACTGCCAACGCTGCTGCGCGCTCCTGCGACTGCGCCGCCGTAGTAGCTGCTTGAGCCTGTGCGTTAGCGGCCCTTTTAGATGCTTTGCTGGCGACTACACCGCCGACCGCCGCGGTTGTAGCTGTTATAGCTGCTGCTGCTGCCAAACCCATTTTACGCTTCCTTCAGTTGCAAACGGTAAGCACTACCGTGATCTTGCGCGCCAAGGCGCTTGTATAGCATGGAAATACGGGGTCCGGAACCCCTTTTCCCTGCCTCAAAAAAGACTTCGTCAACACCTTTATTTTTTAGTTCTTTAATTGCTTCGCGTTGCAGCTTCAACCCCAATCCGGGGAACTCTGGCGACGCGAAGAACGTAGTGTTTGTGGCGGACAAAATGTCTGGCGAAGTTAGCGACGGTGATATTAACGTCATAAGATAACCAAACATACGGCCATTACACCGAGCGGTCATTATCTGCATAGCCCCGACGCCATCCAGCGCGCGCATAAGCGGCAAGTTTTTATTCTGCCAGTTGCCCGGCGTTTCGCCTACCTGAATAAGATGCTCGTCAAACAGGCTGTCGGCGTCGCGCACCCAGCTATCAAAATCTTCAGTCTGGAAGGTGACGCCTTCAGGCGGCTCATTAACCTTCGGCGCCAGCGCCGTTATCGTCTGGTGCTTGGCTACCGACGCCAACTTTTCCATCGCCGGCGCGTATGCTTCGTAATGACGCATCATCGCAGGCACATTGATTTGAATGTTGACAGGCGCCATACGCGCGTAGTGGTCGAGGTCATGCGGCTGCTGAAGGCAATGCTCGAACACTGCCGCGCAAGTGTCTTCTTTGTTCAGGCTGTCAAACGACACCGACAAGACGTTAGGTAGCCGCGCCTCAATCTGGTCTAGGCTGCGGTCCAGCTTCAGAAGCAACGCGTCAAGTTTAGCGCGGTCAAACTGCGTGCCGGGTATCTTCATAAGACTTTCGGCAACTTCGTCACGCGGACGGCGTACAACTAGAACGCGGGCGTTGGGTGCAAACTTGTCTAGCAGTCGCCACCAAGGCGCAGCCGCAGTCTCCGCAGTGCCGATGTTAGGTTGGGAAAACCATGCCTGTACGTCATCAACGCTACGCATATGCCGTAGTTCTTCATGACCGCATATCCACTCACCGTAAGTCAGAAACTGCGACAGCCAAGCTGACCGTGATCTGGGTAGTGAAAATACGACGAACGGCGGCATTAGCTAATTTCGCGGCCAGACGCGCGCAAGTTGACTGCCGCTGCTGCTGACGCGAGTGTTGAAACATACCCGCCGGTCGGCAGGACGTGTCCTACGATTTCAGGAAAGGTGTACGTCTCGCCGGGTTGCAGCGTCCGCGTCTTGACGATCAAGTTGCTGTTGCCTGTGGCTTCGCTAACCGCGCCCAAGTTGACACTTACGTTGACCATGCCGCTACTAAAGTTGGTAGCGGTGAACTTGTCAATGATGGTCGTGGTGCTGCTTGGCGACACATACTGCACAGTCTGGGCGTTTTCCATGTTCTTGGCGGGGATGATGTTTACTGCGATAATTGGCATGAGCCGATCCTATCAGGTTACGTTGCCGGTGACGTAGAAAGTTTCAGTGCCAGTACACAGCACGTTAGCAACGCCGTAGGCTGCAATGGTGCGGTTGCCTGTGGTCGCAGTGCCGCCAAGCCGTAGCGTCGTGCCAGCGCCCTGCGTCAGCGTAATGGTGCTGGCGCTGCTGTTGACAACGAGAAACTCGTTACCAGCCACAAACACGCCCGACGGGACTGTGGTGGTGGCGGAAACAAACAGATGCTTTCCAACGTCGGAAGCCGCGGCGGTCGTGTTCAGGCTTTGCGGGATGCTGCGGAAGCCGATAGTGTAATCCGTACCGAGGCTGTCTTTGACCGTTGATGCCGACGCCAGACCTGTGATGGTCTTGTTTGTCAGCGTCTGCACTGCGTTCAGATAAACGCCGTTCGTCACGGTGCCAGCGTTGCCGGATATGTCGCCTGTGATAGTGGACGTTGTGATTGTGACGCCGCTGATCGTACCGCCGGTGATAGCCACGTTGTTGGAGTTCTGGCTGGTAATGGTGCCGTAGGTCGCAATGTTATCAACGGACCATTGCAGCACGTCAGTCGCGCTTTCCAAGACTACTTTGTAGCTAGTGGCGGTAGAGAACCACAGGTTGCATTCGCCGCGTGAATCCAGAATAACTGGGTTGGTGTTGGGTGTAACCCCTGACGCATCAGTATATGTCTGCAACGGCGTTGTCGTACCGGCTGCGTAGGTATAGACCTTACCGCCGACCAACGGGCTACCGCTAGCATCGAAGAATTGTGCTTTAGGTTGTTGAGCAAGAACAGTCATATCTAAGCCTTAGTTAATGTTATCAGTGACCGTCAAAATGATGGACGGTATTGCGGGTACAGGGGCGCTGGCCCCAAATGCTTCAAGTTTACATCCTGTATCATCAGTAGACCAAACCAGTTCAAAATAATCACCTGCGTTTAACTGTACCACATAATTCCACGCAGCGATAACTGCCGCGTCGTTTCCGGACAGATTTACTTTTCCCGCAGAGTTTGCCGCGTCAACGCCATTGACCCTGTACCAGATATAAACGTGTTTGCTGGCCGCAGATGCTTTGTTAAGCTGCGCGGAAAACTGAAAGTTGTAAGTGTTTACCCGGTCTACATAAATGCGCGACGTAGGCGTACCAATGTAAACGCCATCAGTTATGTCTGTGGTGTTAAACGTGATTGGATAAGCCGTATTGATGACAGCGGCTGTTTGCGTGGTCGTGTCAAAGAACACGCCATGACGGTTATCTTCAAGTTGCGGCGTATAAGCCGGCGCCAAGTCTTGCCCGAAAGACGAACTGGCGGCTGAGTTAGCTTGGCCGCCGCCTACCAGCGTAAAAAGGTTAAACAGATACCTATACCACTCACGCGTCACCGTGCCGTCTGACGCGTCCGTAATCGGGACGCGGGCGGCGGGGATGCGAGTGAGTTGGCTCTCAAGCATTTGTGCCGCTCAACAGAAGTTCAGCGCCTGTCAAATAAATACGGACAGGGTCACTGCCAGACACTTCGTAGACGCGGTCGCGCAGCTTCAACGTCATGCCAAGCCGGCGCCACATGACGCGGGTGCCAGTTGCGCCGATCTTACCCATAGACGCCCAGTGTTCGTTGGACCATGTATGGCCGCCATCGTCGGACCAGCGGAGCATGGCTTGCGGATCACTTCCTTGGCCTGTGTTCAGGCCGACGCCTGTTTCGCACTCAAGCTGCAAACTATGGTTTGCTGTACGCTTAAGATTGTTTTGTCCTGTCGGCAGCGCGCGCCACGACCGCAACCAACGCTGCGCGATCCCGTTGTCTTCAAAAACATTTAACTCAAACGTGTAAATGTTGCCGTTAGCGTAGTCGCCGACAATGATATTGCCTTGGAAGTTACACTGACAGTTGCTGCGGTGACGTGAGAATGCCCCACTGACGCCAGAAGGCGTAAGCGGCAGCACCGTGTAGAACGCGCCTGTATAAAACGCTTCGGCGTTAAACGCACCTTCAGTTGGCGCAAGAGCGGCGTAAGATGACCGCTGGTGCCATGCACCAGTAGACGCGTCAAACACCCATGTTTCGTCAGCAGATGGGAACGACAGAACGTAGAACGCATGGCCGTCCTGCTGGTAAGTGTAGCCGACCGCGTCGCTCATGTTTAGATAGTTTTGGATGCGCCATTCAATCGCGTGCGTAGACACGCGCTGTGCGTTATAGCCAGCCGCCCTGTAGACGATACCCTGTCCGCGGGCGTCAGCGCCCAGCCAGAACACAGTGTTGTCCATCTTGGCGATGGAGTGTGGTGCGGCGCAACCGATTTCGTTGAACGCGCCTTGGATCGGCGAAAGCGGAAAGTCTAAGCCGCCGGAGTTGTACCACACTTCAGTGGAGTCGGTACCAAACACCCAGCATTCGCGGTGGTCTACCAATATGCCGACAACGCCATCAGGGCTACCTTCGGCGCTAGCAAACTCTAATGGGTCAATCTGAAAGCCGTCGTAAAGCTGCGTCACCCAAATCTTCTGGCTGTTTGGTTCGTTGAACACGAAATAGCCGTCCAGATAGCCGACGGTGACTGCGCCCGGAAAGTCAGGATCGGTGATTTGCCCAAACGTGTCGGTTGACTCGTCGTAAATAAACGCGTCAGGGTTGCAGGCAAAGAATATCTGCGCGCCGTTGTCGGCGATGGATACTGGACCTGTGCCGGTCACGTCGCCTAGCTTGATGGGCGTCCCGGTAAGGCTGGACACTTTGTAGACTTCAAAGCCGGATACGACGTAGAAGTCATCGCCGCGCGTCTGGTGCGCCCACAGCCCGCGGATCGGACCTTCGCCAATAACTTGTTGAAGCTGCAAGCCGGGGCAACGCTGTAGAAAGGCAGGCTCCATGCCGCCTTCTGGCACGACTTCTGGAAACAGGTTTACCATGCGTGCGTCGGCAGCGTTTACTGAACGGGCCACATACGCGCTGCCCAGTATGGGCGTCTTCATTAGTAGTTTCCTGCGAAGATATTAAACCGCTGGCGTGTAGCCACAATGCTGTACGGCATCGACATGATGTCGTCTGGGTTGTTGATGCGCTTCAGGTTGCGCTTAGATGTCATAGCTATACGCTGGACTTGCGGCGATGGCTCAACGCCAAACTCAGGTGCTAGTTCGCACGCCAAGTTGTAACGGAACGCACGCAAGTATCCGGGCGGAAATGTAAGGTTGGTATTGAGCGAAGCCGGCTGTGTCAGTTTTTCGACCGAAATAAAATGCCATTCCAGAGCGCGCGTAGGGCGCGGGTAGATGTACATTTCAATGTCAGGGTACGTGTTGTTGACGAAGATGACTTGCGGGAACGTAGATGTCACCGTCTTAACCGCGATGCCGTTATACTGCTGCTGGTTAATGAATTTGATGCCGTAGCTAATGCCGGTGCCGGGATCGCGGAAATATGTCGAGTCCTCAAGCAGCACTGGGCGGTTGCCGACAAAGTCGCCGGAAGGGCCAAGCGTGCGCGACAGTTCGCCGGCAGGCCATGTGAATATCTGGTCTTGCGTAGCGAAAACGGACAGGCGCTCAGTGTTCCAGCTATCGATCATCTGATCCATAGCGCGCAAGGCGTCTTGCGACGTTTCAGCCGAGGGAGTTTCGCCTTCTGCCAGAACGCCTAGAAGCCTAAGCGAACCGTTGATTATGTCCCCAGCCGTTTCCATCGTTTAGTCTTCCTGCGTTGTGCGGCGGCGGCCAGTGCGCGCCGGCATTTCGTTAGCTATAGCAGCTACAGGTTCGTCAGGATAGTATCTTTCCCATCCGTAATCTTCGTCGCAGCGTGCTTCTTCTTCAGATATAGCAACTTTTGCGCCGTGGCGGGGGTGAACGAGATAGATAACAGCCATAAAATTATCTTTCAGAATAGCTTGCCCCGACCGAAGCCGGGGCAAAACATATTAGCCAGCGATGCGGTACAGGTTGTACGTTGTCGCGCTTGTCTTAACTGCGCGGAACAGTACGCTGCGCGATGCAACGCCTGTGCCAACGCCGACCAACGTCCAGCCAGTACCTACTACGATAGTAGGGACGCCGGTGCTGGTAGCAACCAAAGAAAACTCAAACGATGAGTTGGTCTTTGCGCTGCTGATGTCAGCATTAACAACCGAAACAGCAGGAAGCGTAAGGTCAGCAGTGCTGCCCGAAGTGTAGACAACTGCGCCGCCGGCCAAATCGGCAGTGGTTAGCGTAGCTGCTGCGGTGTACGCAGTAGGGATAGCCGAAGTACCGAGAGTAACTTCGCCAAGATTTCCGTCGCCGACTTGATAACCGCCAGCACCATTAGGAAGAGCCATAATAAAAATCCTTTAGAAAAATTGGCCCCCGGCGAACCGAGGGCCAGTGTTAGATTAACCCCACATCCGGACGGCCATTTGTGGACGGATTGTGCTGTAGCCATACAGAACGTCAATACGGCAAGGCATACGGTCGTTGTTGATGTCGTACTGACGAACAACGCGCAAGCTGATGCCGTTATGCACCTGACGCGAAGCCATATCTACGCCCTGTGGGAGCAGAAGGTCGGCGGTTGCGAAGGTGATAGCGTCCTTGTGGTATACAAGGTTCTGAGCGTACTGTGTGGACGCTGCGCCGACGAACACGATTGCCTTGCTGTTGCCGGGCAGTGTGTTGACGGTGGCGAGAGCGTGTGCAGCCGAGTAGATCGGTGCAACAGTAATGCTGCCTGCGCCTGAACCGTTGAGCGTGACATCAGCCAGCGCAACGAACTGGAACAACGAACCAGTGCTTTCACGTGTCTGTGGGTTGACTGAGAAGCAGTCAGCTACAGTGAACACGTCGCCAGCCTTGACAGTTGCAGCAGCACCCGCGCCGGTGATGGCGATTGCCGTTGCACCTTCAGTGGTGATTGCAGCCGAAGTCGTGCCGCCGGTTGCAGTACGCGAACCAGTGGTGAACTGCTTGATGGACTGCGACATATTGATTTCGTCGAAACCAAGTACGCCTGTACCCATCATGCCGTTCTTGAACTGCTTGCTGATCGTGTCGGTTGGGTTGAAGAGACCCTTCAAGCCTTCGACCAAGCCAGCGTTAGCTGCTGGGTTGACGGTGGCGTAACGTGGCGACATCACCGCAGCGTTTTCGTTCAGCTTCTGCTGTGCAGCAAGAAGAACTGCCGAAGTGCCGGGAGTTGTGCCGGGCGTGCCGACCGAGTTACCGATGGTTGCATACGCGTTTGCAACGTCAGCGTCGATGCTGGAAGCAAGCTGCGAGATACGTGGTTTGAGAACGCGCTCTGCGAAATCGTCAAGCTGCATGGTCAATTCAGCAGATGTGAAGTTGACGCCGATGTGCTTCTGGTTGGCAACGGTCAGTGTTGTGAACTGTTCGTTGTCATCCTATACCTGAAGTGCTGCGCCGTCAGTTACAAGCGCGCGGTCTGGAAGACGGATACGCAGGGTTGAGCCAATTTTAGCACCTTCAACAGCAAAGCTGTCGTCGTACTGGCGGTTTACGTTACGTGTGAGTACGAGGTTGTTCTCCAGAATTTCCAGAGCCTTCCGCGTAATCATGTCAATTGTTAAAATCGAGTTAGACATGGTAATAATCCCAAATTATCTGTTGCGTTGTGCCTCGTACTTCTTGATCTGTCGCATCCGTTCAGCTTCGATCCATTCCGACGTACTCATCGACTTAGTCGAGCGAGGGTCGGTGGTGTCGTACTGGTTTGACCCAGCAGAACGAGCAGTGACAGGCGCAATTGGTGCCGGGGCGGTTGAAGTTCTTTTAACCGGCGGATTTGAGGACAATGAAGCCTCAAGTTTTCCAATTTCTTTTGCCTGCAAAATTGGCGCTAGGCGGGCGATACGATCAGCTTCTTTCGGATTTGAGCCGAGATAATATAGAACGTCTGGGCCTGCGTCTGACGCTTGGATGCTTTGCGCCATGAAATCCGTGATCGGAAGGTTGGGATTGTAAGCGACTTGTTCAAAGTCATCATACTTGTCCCGCGCCGCTTCTTCACGGTCATGGTAGGCATCCTGCAATTCAGCTTGCTGTCGGGCAGTTTCCCGCCGTGCCAGCAATTCTTCGGCTTTACGTTCGGCCAAAACCTCTGCGTAATCCTCATAAGTCTCAAATTGTTCAGGGGCTATGTCATGCACCGCTTGTTGGCGGGCCTGCATTTCCTCTGCTTTTTGAGCCTGTTCGCGCTCCCATTTGCGCTGTTCTCTTGCGAGGCGCTTGCCAACAATTGCGTCAAGTTCTTCTTGTGTGAAGGACTTATTTGCTTCCTGTTCAGCAGGCGTTTCCGGCGTCGTGTTTTCTACAGGCTCGATTGCTGCCGTGGCTTCGAGTTCTGGCGCGGAGGCATCCGCTACGTTGGGGACTGTTTCGTCCATGTTTAACTCCTATGGAGTTCCTGATGTGCCGCACCAGTACGGTTAATGGTCAAACTACATTAAATTATGGGGCTTGACAATACGGTTGAATTTTTGGCTGCTTCAATTTGAAGCGTCTTAGCGGCTCGTTCTTCGTCCGTCATCGGACGCACGCTGTAAACATCTTTTACAACGCCATCGACCCATTGATATGTGACGCCATCATAGGTGTCGATTTCAGGCGGCGCTACGCGGACAAACTTAGCAAAGGTGTCTGGCAGGTTCTCAATGTCCACACCGGGGAAGGCCGAGCGAAAGTTGTCCGCTGAGATCGGATGCTCAAAAGGCTGCCCGTCGCGGATTTGAATGTAAAGTTCGAGGTCAGTCGGTTCCATTTAGACGTTACCCGTGTTAGTTGAAGGGAATGCGCGGTCTGCGCCCCAAATGATACGGACGCCGCCGCCAGCGCCGCCTATAGCCGAGCCGTTTGTCTGCGTGTCTGTCGCATAATCATATATGAACCCAGCGCCGCCGCCGCCGCCGCCGTAAACGCCGCCGCTAAAACCGCTATAATTGCCAATAGAGTTTCCGCCGGCTACGCCGCCAGACCCGCCGCCGCCGCCGTATGAAAAACCGTCGCCACCTGCGCCGGCGATACCCGTGTTACTAAGGCCTAACAATCCTACGCCGCCGCCGCCCGAACCACCGTTTTGTCCGTAATATACGCCGGGGTCTTGATAAAAATACCCCGAAGCACCACCACCGCCCCCGCCGCCGCCCGTAGCAGCAGCACTTCCCGATGACGCCGGCGAAGAAGAGCCAGCGCCACCGTTTCCGGTGTAGCCCGCAGCACCGCCGCCGCCGGACCCGGTTGAGTTGGCACTACCGCCGGCCCCGCCGGTACGCAGTGATTGCCCTACGGTGCCGCTGCCGCCCGCGCCGCCAGTTGTCGAAGGCGCAGAAATTCCGCCCGTAGCTGAAACAAGCGCAGTTCCGCCGCGCGCAACGGATGACGTTCCGCCATTTGCGCTGCCGCTGCCGCTGCCGGCGAAATTAAATGGCCCCCCGGCACCAACAGTAACAGTCAAAGTTTCGCCGGGGGTTACGGAAATGGCGTTGGAATACGCAAGGCCGCCGCCGCCGCCGCCGCCGCCCGTGCCGCCTGCGCGGCCAGCCCCGCCGCCGCCGACAACAACAGCGCACACGCTTGTCACGCCCGTAGGCACAACAAAGGAATAAGTCCCCGCAGTAGTGTAGGCCTGCTGTCCTTGAGGCGGACCGCTTGGCCCACTGCGCGTAGACAGCGAAGTAGAGGCTTTTAAGCCTATACCTATACCATTACGGACGGGGACGCCGAAACTCATCGGATGTTGATCGGCTTTGCGTACATTGTGCCGCCGGCGCTGATCTGGATCGCGCTGACGCGCCAAGGACCGCCGTTACCACCAGCATCGCCGGGTTGTGGTACGTAAATAGGTACGGGCGTGTTGGCTGGCAGCGGCGTGTCAGCCGTCGTAGCCGTAGCGCCGTTACCAACGCGGATATACGCATCAGATGTACACCACACCAGCACGGCTTGCGGGCCAGCGTTCCAGCCAGTTACAGAACCAGCAGTCCCAGTGTAAGCTACGCTTTGAGTAGCAAAACCGGCGTCGTTAAGAGGGCGTAAAATTTCCATATGTCGCGTCCTTATGCGAGAAATTTAAGTTTGTACAAGGTTGAGTAATACAACCCAAAAATCTCGTCGATAATGTTTTGGAGTGGGGTACACTCCTTATCAACGACTTTATACCGCATTTCCATCAGTTCGTCTACTTGACCTTCAAGAAACTCGACAATGTTGTTCGTCTTCTTAGCCGACATAAGCGAGATAGGCCCGATAAGGCCGTATTTGCCCTGATAGGCCTCAGCAAATTTGTCAGCCAGTTCAATCACTTCATCATAGAAAGTGTTCAACGCAGAGTGCTTGGCAAAGCTGCGAGTGTTCAGGTGCGTGCTGTGCGCTACGTCGCGCGCCAGAAACAGTGTGCCTATAAAATCAGCGCATTTCATGCCGGAGTTTCTCCAAGGGCTTCAATTTGGGCTTGCAGCGCCTGAAGCTGTGCCAGCAATTCTTCTTTAGTGGGTGGTGGTGGGACAGGCATAGGCTCTGGAGCCGGAGGCTCAGATACGTTTTCGCCATCCCAGAACCAACCATTTACGGCTTCGTCAGGTACTTCAATGAACTGATCGGCATAACCCTGTGGAAACAGAATGCTAGGGTGCGTCATGACCACATCGTACAGGACGCCGTTGTTGTTATAGGCCCATTTCATGACATACTTTCCTTAATAATAAATCCAGACTGTTGCTGGGCCGCCCACAAGTGTACCAACGGCGTCAATACCGCCGGCGCCGCCGCCCGCAAGTGAGGCGACAACGGAGTTATAGTCGCCGCCGCCGCCGCCACCTAGAGCGCCTCCAACGAAAACTCCATTACTATTGGATGAAGCGCGACCGCCGCCGCCGCCGCCAAAACCGCCCGGAGTAGCAAGACCATTAGTTCCGGCAGCACCCCCAGCGCCCCCAGCGCCGGGACCGCTAGTCAATGACATGAGACCGTTAGTACTTCCAGCGATGGCGCCCGTTGCCGTTAAGCCAGCCAAAAGAGGATCGGAAAAAGGTATCACACGGCCTGCGCCGGGGATTCGCCCGTTTGCCGCGCCGCCAGCGCCGCCGCCAGACCCGCCGCCAGACCCGCCAGCAACAGGTGCCGAGCCAGCGCCGCCTGCGCCGCCGCCGCCGCCGGCGCCGTTAGTGTTGCCAAGACCCAATCCCCCTACACCACCGATTCCGCCGCCGCCGCCGCCTGCGCTTAGGCCGCCGCCGCCGCCAGCAAATCCATTTCCAAGCGGTGAGCCGGCTGAACCTCCTCCGCCGGGGCCGCTGTTAACATTGGAACCGCCGGAGCCTCCAGTAAAAGCGCCGCCGCTAGTCAAAACACCATTTATTGTGGCAGTTCCGCCAGCGCCGCCGGTTCCGCTGTTGGTAACACTACTGCCGGGGTTTGCAGTAATTAAAGTTGTTCCGCTGCGTACTACAGTAGCCACGCCGCCACTAATTGTTACGTTGATTACTTGTCCGGGCGTAACCGCTAAGGTTCCAAAACCAAAACCGCCCCCGCCGGCGCCGCCCATAATAACAGAGCCGTTTGAAATTGTGTCGCCGCCTTTGCCGCAGGCGTAAAGCCGAATGGCTGTAACACCGGACGGAACAGTAAAGTTTGTAGTAGTTTGCGTTACAAACGGTCTTGTAAACTCAAGTACTGGACCGGTTGTTGGAGCCGCGCTCGTCCACGCTGTGCCGTTGCTAGTCAGTAGATTGCCAGAAGTACCCGGCGCGACAGAAGTTACAGCCGACGTGCCGTTGCCAATTAGGACGTTGTTAGCTGTTAGCGTTGCAGCACCTGTACCGCCGTTTGCAACAGGGAGCGTACCAGACACTTCAGTCGTAAGATCAACAGCGCCGGCGGTCATAGGTGACGTGCCGTTACCTTTAACTACGCCGGTCAGCGTTGTCGCGCCTGTACCGCCATTAGCGACAGGTACGTTAGTTACAGCCAGCGTGCCGCCAGATACCGACAAAGCAGTGCCGATGTTAATTTCTTCGGCAGCGCCTGTGCCAGCCGTAGCGCGGCCTAGCACCTTATTGGTGGCAAGCGTCAGTTGATGTTCTTCGTTCCAGTTGGATGGCTGAACAATTGTTGTGTCGGCGCTGTCAAGTTTAGCAGACTGAAAGGTATGCTTGAGGCTTACGGTCATTACATCATTCCTTCAGGCGGCATAGGTGGCTGCTCTGGCATTTCAGGCATACCGCCCATTTCCGGCATTGGTTGCTGTGGAGGCATTTCTTCGTTCATCATAGGTTGTTCACGCATTTCTGGTGATCCGTTAATTAGATCGCCTGTGTCTAACGCACCGGCAATCGTCCCCATGACAATATCCTGAATTTGCTCTTCTGTCATCCCTGCTTGCATCGCGCTGATACGTTTTGTTTCAGCGTCGTAGGCGTCTACCTGAGCCTTGTATTCCTTGATGTCTACTTCACGCTTCGCGACGTCAGCCTGAACACCCTCGATAATATCGACCATGCGGTTCAGTTCTTGAGCCATCGCTTCCATTTGTTGCTGTGCAGCAGCCATCTCAGGTGACTCATCGCCTGAAGCAAGTACCTTAGGATCAAGGATTTTCTTGAACCGCTCGGCCATTTCTTGCGCGCCGGGCCAATCCATGTTCTTGATGAACAGATCGCCTGCAACACCCCAAAGTTGTGGGTTGGATTGCAGAATCTGGCTCATGGCGTCGAGTGCTTCTTGACGCTTGGTCATGTAGCCGGGGCCAGTTGTGACCATAACGTCGTATGTACCAACGCCGGGGTTGTAAATCTTTTCGATCAATCCGCCAGTTTCCATGTCGCGGACTTCCTTGACCGGCTCTGGCTGCGTTGGGTTGAACTTAACCATGCTCACGTCGCCATCAACACCGATGATGCGTGCAATGCGCTGCGTGTCGTAAATCTTAGGGATAAGATTAACGACTTGCCGTGTGATGTGGCGAATGGCGCGGGCAAGGTTGTCAACATAGTGATACGTGCCGACATCGCCCTGCTTTTCGCGTGCGATGATAGCCTTAGCCGAACGTTCGTTGCCCTGTTGGCCTAGCGATGCGTCATACTGGCCTGTAGTGGCCTTAATATCCTCTCCAGCGCCCATTTTAGCCTGTATCAGGCCTGTCTGGGGCAGAGGTGGCTGTGCGCGTTGTGGCAGCGGTAGAACGCCTCCAGCGCCGTCTGTAACGTCAGGATTGACTTCCAGATACGGCCAGTTGGTCGTGTTGGCAGTCTTCCACTGCTGTTCGTAACCCTCGAACTGGCCGCCGTAGCCGATAAACGGTGCTTTTGGCGCCAGCGCCAGCATTTCTGCCTCTTGGCTCGTCCAGTAGTTGTACATCCGCTGGGCGTCCTTGGCATTACGCACAAGGCCAGAGATGTACATACGGCCTTCGACTTCCCATTCGTTGCCGATGACGCGCACGACAGGTATCCACTTGCCCGGCCATTCGCGTTCGTCAAGGATGTCAAAACCGTTGGTTTTCATCCACATGACCTTCTGGCGGTCTACTTCGCGTGTGCGGATGGGCTTGCCAAACATAGCCTGCAAGTTAGCATCCTGCGGCGTACCTTTGAAAGCTGTCTGGTTGTCCGGATACAGGTGCAGCGTAGCTTTTTCGTAGTCTTTGTAGAAGTATTCCGCGATGCGGATGGTATCTTCGGCCAGCCACTGTGCCATGCTTTCATTGCCGACGCCCTGCGACATAAGAGTCGAGATAGGCGCTGCGTCTGGAAACATACGCTCATAGTCGGATTTCAGGATGTCTTCAGTAACAAAACACCATTCAGCGTCTGCGCCGCATGGGTCTTGGATCGTCGGGTCCATGTAGACGCTAAACGAGTTACGGACGCGCATAATGCGAATGTCTTGATCAAAGCTGTCTTCGTCGCAATACTCAGTTATTAGGCGGATATAGCCTTCGCCGTAGGTAACTTGGTTGTCGCAGGCAGTATCATATGCAACGTCGGCGTCCGACATATACTCAATATGACGCATAACGCCGTTGAAAATCTCTGCAACTTCTACGTCAGCGTTGTCATCGGCAGGGATTACCTTGCCGCTAGGGCGGTTTTGACGCTGTTCGTTCGTAACTTGACGGACGTGTTGCGGTAATTTGTTAATTGTCAAGCATGGACGTGCGTTAATTGTCTGCCCTTGCACACTTCCGCGGGTCGCCAGCACGTCAGCAGGCCATTGCCACTGGTTGTCTGGCGATCCTGCCATAAACCGTAGGTCATCCAGTTCATCTTCACGGCTGTCAGAGTACGCAGCCTGCGCCATCTGGAGGCGCGACCGCATGGTTGCCATCTTGTCGCCGTCGTCACCTGACGTTTTGGGCGGGTTAGAGCCGACGTTGGCTACTTTGCCTGCCGTGTTGATGCCTGTGGGGTCGGCCATGTGCTATTTCTTGCCCTTCTTGGCGGCTTCTCGCTTGACGCTGTACGCTATCGCCACAGCCTGCTTTACCGGCTTGCCAGCCTTTACTTCAGCCTTAATGTTCTTGCGGAACGCAGCTTTGCTTGTCGATTTGGACAGCGGCATGGTTATTTCTTCTTTGTCGGTGTTGGCTTAAACATGACGGTCGTGCGGATAACCTGTGGCGCTCTAGGCATCGCAGTTTTAGCGGGCATTTTAGCCGCTGGGCGTCCGCCGGCTGCGCTTGTGGTACCTTCGCGGGCCAAAAGTTTTTCGGCTGCTGCCTTGCGGGCTGGGTCGCGGTTAGCAATAGCTGCTTTTTCGGACTTCATAGTCCCTGCTTTGTACAGGCTTTTACCATATTTATCTGCTGGCATATTACTTACCCTTCTTAACTGGTTTTTTAGCGGTTTTGGCGCTCTCTTTGAACGCTTTGGCTGTAGGGGCGCCTTTGGTACCCGGTTTACGCATTTTTTCGCCTGATCCAGCCGCTATGCGGGCCTTTTTGGCGTGGATATTGGCATATAGTCCGGGCTTCATGAGCAATTCCACCTTTTCAAACTTGCTTTAGCGCGGGTTCCGTCCTTAGCCTTGGCGGCTACGGCGCCCATACGTGCACAAAACGACGCTTTGCGGCCTGCATCAGCCTTTGTCTTCGGGTTGGGTGCAGGCGGCTTCAATTTCGAGCCTGTGGCGGCGTTATACTTAGCCCGACCTTTGGCAGTCAGCCCCGCGCCTTGGGCAGCGGACAGCTTTTCTCCACGGCCAACTGACAGCGACACAGACTTTTTCTTGTCGGCCATTATTAACTGCCCATCCAGCTTGTAGAAATTCCAGACGTAGAATAACTGCTTGTGCGTCGCTTGTCAACGCGTCCCAGACGCGGATCAGTAGATGCTACAGGAAACGCAAACGTGACCGCTATGGCGTCCGCTGCGTCTGGCGAGGCTAGGCCGCGCGCCTTCATGTCCTTCTTGCTCTCTAGGAACAGCGTACCCTTGCTGTCCGGCTTGGTGCGCGGGCTGATGAGGTCCGTTTTCAGGAACCGATCTGTCGGAATATGGCCCGTTTTCAGCCAATCACGCAT